AATTTAAGCAGTAAACAAATTTATTTATCTTTGGAGGACTTAATTAAAAAGTTTAGTGAGGGAATTTTACAATAGTGAATTTAAAGACATTTGTAATAATATAGCTAAAGGTCACAATTTAGCCGACGACCTCCACTCCGAAACAGTCATTTGGATTTTTGAAAAAAGCACTAACAATAACCTTGACATTCAATCAATTAAGAATAAAGTTTATTTCTTTACCGCCGTTGCTTTAAAGATTTGGAATAGTGATAAATTCAAAAAAGCTTACGATCACAACTACCGAAAGTGGGGTAAGGTTGCCAACGTGGAATTATCAGGAATTGAAAAAGAAACAGAAGTTTATAATTTCGAAAAGGAGTCTTTACTGCAATGGATTGAAGCAGAGACCTACGAATATAAAACCGATAGCGAAGATGAATGGTATCGTAAACGATTACTTTCACTTTACATCGAAGAAGGGAGTGAGCGTGCCTTATCCAAAAAGCTCAACATCCCTAGACCTACAATAAGCAAAGACATACGTGACTATATTAAATACCTTAAAGAAAAATATGATACTACTTATTCGCAACCATGAAGGGGGCTTATGGCATCACCGTATGCTTATTCCATTCCTTGACTTAATGAATAAAGGCATGAAGGTAATTACCGCAAACGGTATAAACCTAGACATGGATCTATCAAATATTAAGATAGTAGTATTTCAGCGTATTGTTTCACTTAAAGGAAACACTAAGCATATTATAGACTCATTACATCAAAAGGGTATCAAAGTAATATTTGAGATAGATGACTTTTGGATGTTACCCGAAAACCATTCTGAATATTTTAAATATAAAATACATTCAGTAGCCAAACAAACTATCGAAGCTATAAGGTTATCGGACGCAGTGTTTACTACTACCGAACAATTAGCTAGTCACATACGCAAGCATAATAAACAGGTTTACGTTGTGCCTAATTGCGTTGATATGAGGGAAAGGCAATGGAGCAGTCCTAAATTAGAACATCCATTGGTTAGGTTCGGTTACGTTTGCGGAGTACATCATACGGAGGACTCAAAGATATTAAACCAACCTTGTAAGTTAATACATGAAAAATTAAACGTACAGTTATTGTTAGGAGGTTACAATACACAAAGCCGAGGTCATTATCAGTTTATTGAAAACATGATGACTGACAATTATAACTCACTTGATCGGGAATATACCGACTATCTAAAGACTAATTTACAAACGCAGGAACATTACTCGTTTCACCAAAAATATAGAAGACTTTGGGCTATGCCAGTTAACACCTACGGTCACATGTACGATCATTTGGATGTTGCTTTAGTTCCTTTGGTAGCTAATGAGTTTAACGCTTGTAAGAGTGAGTTAAAGATAGTTGAGGCCGGAGCAAAGAAATGTGCGGTGATTGCTTCAAACGTAAAGCCTTATAAAAATATACCTGGAGTTGAGTATGCAAATAAACCAATTGATTTTTACCACGCTGTTAAAAAGTTAACCGATAAAAGTTACCGTGAGGACATGGCTAATTTGTTGCATGAATATATTTTGACTAACTTTGACTTGCAAAAAGTTAATAAGACACGCGAACAAGTATGCAATCAATTGGCATCGGAGTAACAACCTTTAATCGACCTCAAGTATTTGAGTTGTTTATGAAACAATTGGACAAATTTAGTCCAAAAGATTATAAGCTTCACGTTGCAAAGGACATCCCGAATGTAAGTCAGGCAAAGAACGAATGCCTTAAAGCTTTGCAAGATTGCTATCACATATTCCTATTTGACGATGACTGCTTCCCAATTGCCGACAATTGGACGGATCCTTTTATCATGTCTAATTTAAACCATTTATTGTACATGAATGATTATTATGATAAATATTTTGAAACGGACGATTACGCTGCTTATAATAATTGCAGTGGCGTGTTTATGTATCTAACTAATGCAGTATTCTCTAAGGTAGGTTATTTCGGTGAATACGGTAGATATGGTTTTGAACACGCAGGATATTCTCACAGAATACACAAATTCGGATTAACCGAATATCTTTACATGACTTTAAAAGGAACGAATAAATTAATACATAGCTTGGACTTGGATGGGGAGTTTGAAGGGATAAAGGCTAAACCGACCTTAACACCTCAAGAAGCTATTGAGTCAATAAACATAAACAGAAATATATTCCTAAATGAAACTGCTAATTAAATTTGCCACAAGGTCACGTTTTAACAAACTTATGGCTTGTTTAAAAAACATCCGTAAACTAGCCAAGGGTGACTATCATATCCTACTAACCTTGGATGAAGACGATACGACTATTGATAAAATAAAACTATCCGAGTACCAAAATAAGTACGGTAATATTAGCGTAGTGTACGGAACGAGTAAATCAAAAATACACGCTATCAATAGGGATATTAAATTAATTAGTTATGATTGGGATGTGTTACTCAATATGTCGGATGACATGGTATTTACCGAACCCGGCTTTGACTTGCAAATACTTGAGGAGTTCAAAGACTTCAAAGGTTTACTGCATTTGCCGGATGGGTTTGCTAATGAGAGATTAGTCACAATGGCTATTATGCACAGGGAGTATTACAAAAAATTTGGGTATATTTACCATCCGAGTTACATTTCACTTTGGTGCGATAATGAACAAACGGATGTAGCTAAAATTTTAAACGAATATAAATATGTGGATAAGCGAATATTTTACCACGACCACCCAAACAATACCGGGGTTGCTATGGATTTACAATATAAACACACTGAATCTTTTTACACCACAGATGGAAACACTTACCACAAGAGAAAGGCACTCAGGTTTAATTTACCAGTTTGATGTGTATATAATTAAAAATCAGGAAGAGACTTTAGTGTTTAATTCAATATTAAATTAATGAAAAAAAATACAGCTGTAGAATGGTTATTTACTGAGATTTATGGTGAAAATAATTACATAAATAGTTATACAACAAATGGAACTGATGCAATTGAAGCACTTGAAAAAGCTAAAAAAATAGAGAAAATTAAATTATTTGAATTTTATGATTGGATTCAAAATAATAGATATATAAGAAAAAATGATAATTTTATAAAACACACAGGTGAATTTCCAAATAGTGTCATATTGACTAGAGATGAATTATTTATAAAATATATTAATGAATTATAATGTACTCACAAAATAACGAGGAAAAAATAATAACAGACTTTTTCGGTGACTTTAAAGGTCATTTGTTAGACATTGGAGCTAACGATGGATTGACTTTAAGTAATTCACGTAGGTTGATTGAATTGGGATGGACTGCTGACTTAGTTGAACCAAGTCCGATTACGTTTAACAAGTTAGACGATTTATACGAAGTCAATTATAATGTAGCTACTCACTTGTGTGCCATTACCGATACGGATGGGGAGATTGAGTTCTTTGATTCAGGCAGTCACTTAAACCAAGGCGACACTTCATTGGTTAGCACGGCATCTGTTGAGGACTTTGAAAAGTGGAAAAATACTACTACGTGGAAAAAGATTGAAGTAACAAGCTACAAGTTTAAAACCTTTTTAGAATTTTGCAGTTATGATAGGTTCGACTTTATAACAATAGATGCTGAAGGTTACGACCTTTGTATATTAAAACAAATAGACTTAAAAGCAGTTGAATGTAAGTTGATATGTATAGAACACAATGGAAGGAATACTAATTTGTATGTCGATTACATTAAGTCATTTGGTTTTAAATTGATTCACATTAACAATGAAAATTTAATAATGGGTTTATGAAGTTAAGCGTGTTAATTCCAACAGTACCACAACGTGAGCAAGTGTTTACGGAGTTACTAACTTACTTAATGAACCAAGCCGAAGAAATAGAAGGTAACGAAATAGAGATACTTTGGGATAGCTCACCGGTGGGGTCAATTACAACCGGAGAAAAAAGAAACTTACTTTTAAGTAAATCAGTAGGTAGATATGTTTGGTTTATAGATGACGATGACTGGGTAAGTGAAACGGCATTAAAGGATATTATGCAAGGGATTAAATACAATCCTGATTCATTTGCTATTAATGGAATGTGGAGTGAAAACGGTCAAAAAAATACACGTTGGTTTATTAGTAAGGACTTAGATTATTGTGCGGATCATTCACTAGGTTATGAGGTATTTCATAGACCTCCTAATCACATTACACCAATGAAGCGTTCAATAGCTTTAAAGATTGGATTCCCAAATAAGTCAAATCAAGAAGACTATGACTTTTGCATGAGACTTAAAGAGTCAAAACTTATTCAAACGGAATACGTAATAGACAAACCAATATACGATTATAGATATTTGAATTATAATAAGCTTTATTCATGAGAGTTGCAATAGTTACTTTTTACGATAACAAAGAACGGTATATTTTAGCAGGCAATAGACAAAGGCAGTCTTTAATGGATGTTAACTTTCCAATGGAAGATTACTACCAATTTAGAAACTATGCTGAAATAAAATCACCTACTCATCAAGAGTTACCGTATGCCTTCAAAGTAAAGTCAATTGATAAAGTCCGCAAAATGGGTTACGATATTGTCATTTGGTTTGATTCGGCTATTTATGCAGTAAAAGACTTTACTCACTTTATAGATCATGTAAAACAACACGGTAATGCTTTTTTTGACAATATTGGTTTTACAATTGGTAGCTATACAAATGACATTTGCCTAAAGAAAATGAGAATGGCACGTAAAACCGCAAATCAACATCCAATGATTATGGCTTGCTTAATGGCTTTTAATTTTAAGGATAAAAAGTGTAAGAAGATGTTTAAACAATTTTACGATTCAGCAATACCCGAATGTTTTGACGGTGACTGGGCAGACCATAGACACGATCAGTCGGCTATGAGTATAATACTAGCAAAGAATAAAGTTAAACCGTTGCACCCTAACAATACTTTTTTTGCTTACACTAATCACCCAGGTCACTTACCACACGCAGATACTTTATGTTTTTTATCTCAAGGATATTAATATGATATACATTAAAATTATAGCAGTTGCTTTGTTAGTTAGTCAATTGAGCCAGGGGGTAAGTTTACTTAAACGTAAACCATTCACTTGTTCGTTATGCCTAGCTTTTTGGATCACATTATTTACCGATCTTTACCTGACAAATCACCTTATTAGTTCGTTTGGCATGGCTTGTGTACTCGCATTATTAACCTCACTAACCGACTTTATTTATGTCCGACTTATTCGATACCTCGCTTAAAAAACTAATTGCTAACAAGGATGCGATAAAGCATTGGAAGGAATTAGGCATAAGTCCAGGTGATCCGTTTTTTTATAAGGGAGTAGCTGAGGGTTTAAATTACGGTCACGTGAATATGTTTTGTGGTGGATGTATTACAGCGATGTATAATTTTTTACATGACTTTTTAAAAGAGAGAAATGAGATTTGAAGATGTACGTAAAATAAAACCTAACCCAAACAACCCTAGATTTATTCGAGATAATAAATTTGAGCAGTTGGTTAACTCGATACGTAGTTTTCCACAAATGTTAGAGCTTCGTCCAATTGTTGTAAATGAAAACATGGAAGTGCTAGGTGGCAACATGCGACTAAGGGCTTGCATAGAGGCAGGATTAACTCAAGTTCCAATAATAGACGGTTCACATTTAACACCGGAGCAACAAAAGGAATTTATTATAAAAGATAACTTAGGATTTGGTGAGTGGGATTGGGAGCAACTGGCTAACGAGTGGGATGCTATGGAGTTGCAAGAGTGGGGTTTAGACTTACCGATTGAATCGGATGTTAATTTAGAAACAGAACCATTAAAAGAAAACACTATAAAGATAACTTTTAGAACACCTGAAGACGTGCAAAAAGCTGAGAATGAAATACAAGAGTTACTAGATAGAGAATACGACGGAGCATATTTAAGTATTAATTTATGAATATAGAAAAAGCAGAATTACAAAAAACAATTGAAAATAAACTTAAACTATTAGAAGCCTTAGAGAAAAGTTTAGGTATAGTCACATCCGCTTGTAAGATAGCAAATTTAAGCAGGGGCAATCATTATGTTTGGATGAAAACCGATAAAGAATATCGGGCAAGGGTTAAGGAAATTGAGAATGTAGCTATTGACTTTGTAGAGACTCATTTACATAAACAAATAGCAAAAGGCAATCCACTATCAACTATATTTTATTTAAAGTGTAAGGGCAAGAAAAGGGGTTATATTGAGCAAAATAATATAGAGATTAGGGGTAACATGAAATTCACAGCAGATTTTGGCAAGAGCGATACTATACACACCACATTCGAATCAGGAGAAGATACATTACTCGATCAATAACGAACCTTACAAATACTATGTTTTAAACATTGGTAGGCAGTTTGGTAAAACGTTATTGGCAGCGAATCAACTTCTTTATTGGGCGTTAAACAATAAGAATGTTAAATGTGCATGGGTAAGTCCTGTTTATAAGCAAAGCAAAAAAGTATTTCAGGATATTTACAAAGCCTTTGCTAAACGACCTGAAATTTACAAAACGGTTAATCAAAGCGACTTATTACTCGAATACGTTACCGGATCGACTATTCAATTTTTTTCGGCTGAAAGGTACGACAATATTCGAGGGTTTACTTTTGATTACTTGGTTTGTGACGAGTTCGCATTTATGCAGGCCGAAGCATGGACGGAAGTTTTAAGAGCTACGGTTTTAGTTAAAGGTAAAAAGGTACTTTTAATATCCACTCCAAAAGGTAAAAACCATTTTTACACGATGCACCAAATGGACGGAATTAATCCACAGTACAAGTCATTTACCATGACTAGCTACGATAATCCTATAATACAACCTAGTGAAATAGACGATGCAAAATATACCTTACCTGAAATTATATTTAAACAGGAATATCTAGCCGAGTTTGTAGACGGAGGTTATCATTTATTTTCTAATATTCCAATTGGCACAGGTGAGCGTACATCTAGGTTAGTCGCTGGTTTAGACTTAGGCAGGGCAGACGATTACACGGTACTAACCATAATGAATGATAAAGGTCAAATGGTATTTTGTGAACGATGGCGACAAATGGAGTGGGCTACTATCCTAAACCACGTTAAAACGATTTTACGAGACTTTCGACCTGATGTGTATGTCGAGGTTAACTCAATTGGTGATATTGTTTTAGAGTCGCTTAGAAACGATATGAGTGGGATTTGTAATATACACCCATTTGTAACCACCTCCAAAAGCAAAAACGATATTATAGAAAGTTTGTTGGTGGCTAGTCAAAACAAAGAGGTAAGTATTTTAGACCTCGATTGGTTACGTAAAGAATTTGAAGTGTTTAGCTTTGAATATAACCCAAAAAGTAGATCGGTTAAATATTCAGCTCCGGCAGGATTTCACGATGACGGGGTAATGGCAACGGCTATTTGTTACCAGGCTTACAAAGATTTTGCAAAAGGTGGACGGTACATGTTGCTATAATTATTATATTTGTTTATGTTTTTCATGTTTGTATGTTTTGTGAGCAAGGAAGGTTAACGAAAGTTAGCCTTTTTTGTTACAAGTAGTTAGTTACCAATTTAAAAAAAATAGTTCTTATATTATGAATTTACCTAAAAGCTGGAATGAAATAAGTATTGAGCAGTTTATCGAGATTTACGATATAGCTCAAGATGAAAGTATAGAACCGATTGATAAGTCAATTAGGATATTCAGCATACTTAGTGGACTTACTATCAATCAAGTAGAAGATTTAACGCTTGATGATTGGGTAAGTTTTCAAAAGCAAATTAGTTTTATTAATGACTTTCCTCAAGCTACTTATCCCAAGTCTTTTAAATTAGGAGGTTACACTTGGAAACCTACATTGGATATTCGCAAGATCACGGCAGGGGAGTACATTAGCTCAATTGAGTTAACTAAGGAAAAGGAAAACATAATAATTAATACACCTAGCCTAGCAGCTTTATATTTAACTCCTTATAGAGGTTGGTGGATATTTAAGAAAAAAGTAGGTTTGACTTATGAGGAGAAAGTGGATATTTTGAAACGTGCAAACGTACAACAAATTTATCCTTTAGCACTTTTTTTTTGCAATCTCTTAATCAAATTAATGGAAAATATCCCCGATTATTTGAACAAGACAATGAAGGAGATAGCGGAGAAGGTGAACCAATTAAGCAAGGAGGACTGGCAGCATGGGGATGGTATAATGTTTTAGACTCATTGAGTAATTCAGATAGGACAAAGTGGGATTATTTTTTGAATATGGGAGTGATTGAATTTTTAAATACGTTGGCATATTTTAAAGACAAGGAAAAGCATTTAGAACAATTAAGGAATAAATTGAACCGTGGCACTAAATATTAGTAATGCAAGCAAGTACAAAGGCAATATTCAAGCCTTAAAAGATATTGCCAAAAAGCAAGAAGATCTTTTGCCATTTACTAATTTATTTGACACATTAGCTCGATCGGTTGCTGCGGTTATAGCTGAATTACAAGATAGTCTAAAAGAGAAAAAAGCAAACGCTACAGGATCACTAAGTCAAAGTATTTTAGCAACTCCCGACGAACAAACAAGGGATAGAGTAAGTATAAATATTAATTACAACGCTTACGGTAACGATGCTGATAAAGGTCGCAAAGCTGAAGGATTCTCAAAAGATAAGCGCAATAAATTACAACCAAATATTTATAAGTGGGTGATAAGTCCTGGCAAGGCTCAAGCTTTTAGTTCAGTTGCTAGTAATAAACAACAGGCTAGATCATTGAGTTACGCAATAGCAACTAATATTTTAAAGAAGGGAACGAAGGGTAATAAATGGTTAACCGATGTAACTGGTAAGAATAACGAAAGGTTAAATAAATTTATTAGTCAGGAAATAAGCAAAGCACTAGGAAAGGATATGCAATTTTTTATAACTACAGAAACGGATAAGTTAAATGGCAATAACAGTTAATCAGTCAGCGGATAGCCCTGCATTAGGCTACAACAAAATACTTTATACTTTAGACTCAACAAATAAAACGCAGCCTAATTTTAAATATGTAGCGGATGTTTACGTTAACAACTCACCTGACTATGTGAGGTTAAAAAAACCTGCTCACCCTACAAATGGCTATTCAGCTTTTGACTTGCAAGGAGTGTTACAAGATTATTTTGATTTGGATGTTTGGATTCCAAACTCAACTGGAGTGGTAACGTGTCCTAATTCAATAGTCGAATACGATGTTAGGTGGGGTGAGGAATACGGAGCAAGTAGTGGAATAGTTACTTATCAAAACCTAAGCAGCTCACTAAATAAATACGCAATAAGTGCAAGCCTAGATGAGTTTGTAATTGATGCTGGAAGGAACGATGCTTCTTTTAATTATTATGAGTACGATCCGACTAATATTAAAAACACTAATTTTCAATTTTTATCGGATGGTAACAATTTTCATTTAACTATAAACGATGACTTTGTACTTGATTTTTACCAAGATAATACAGCAGATACTTTTTATATTGGTGTTGATGTAACCGATAATACAGGAACGGTTACTACATACGCATTTAAAAACGATCAATACCCTTCCAACACAAGAGCAAAGAAAAGAGTAAGAGTTTATTGTGGCGCACGTAATTTAAACCAGTCTTATTTAAGTGTTGGTAGTTTACCTATAATTGATAGTAACACGGTTAAATATACTGTTTACACTTGCATGAGTGATTTAACAGTAACAAGCAAAAAGAAAACTTTTATACTAGATAACAATTGTAACAGGACAGAATATGTAAGAATAACATATCTCAATCAGTGGGGAGGTTATGATTCGTTTAATTGTTACGGTGGTTATGTAGAAAACTACTCTTATAACAGATCGCAATTTAAAAAGTCAAATTATGTTTGGAGTGGCACAAGTTACGGTTTTAACCCTATTGAACGAAGCACCGCACAATTTAATAACGACATAAACTATACTTTAAAAGTTTACACCGGGTGGATGACTGAAGACGAAAGTAAGTTTGTAGAAAATATGTTTAGGAGTAAGGATGTTAGGGTAGTAGATACAAGTAGAAATTTATGCGTACCGGTTAATTTAAAAACTGATTCGTACACTAAAAAGACTCACGCAAGGGATGGCTTGTTTCAATACGATTTTGAGTTTGCTCCTTCGTTCAATTCAAAAGTTCAAAAATGGTAACCGAAATATTTATTAATAACACGCAAGTAGATTTAAGTGAGGACATAAGTATTCCTTTAAATTATGCTATTGCGGATATTAGAGAACCACAAAAGAGAAACACTAATTTTAGTAAGACGGTAACTTTACCTGGCACGGCTTCAAATAATGTTTTGTTTTCACATATTTGGGATATTGGGGTAAGCTTGATAAGTTCAGGTAATACTAATTTTAACCCTACTTATAACCCTAATTTAAAAGCGGATGTTTTAGTATTACAAGACGGTAACGAGGTATTCAAAGGATTTGCAAAGCTTGACAATATAGTTAATGTAAATGGCAAGGTAGAATATGAAATGAGTTTTTACGGTAACCTAGCAAATATTTTTACCACGCTAGGTGAAAGTAAATTGTCAAATCTTGACTTGTCAGAATACGACCATACTTACAATAAGACTAACCAGGTTAATAGTTGGGATACTAGCATAATTAAAAACGGATCAACTTATGTAAACTTTAGTAGTGGAAATCCGACTGGTGAGGGTTATCTTTATCCTTTAATTGATTATGGCTTTACCAATGGAAGTACGTTTGATGTTAAACACTTTTTCCCGGCAGTTTATGTTAAAACGATAATAGACAAAATATTTAACCAAGCAGGGTTTCAATATTCTAGTAACTTTTTTAACTCAACTTTTTTTAAAAGGTTAAACGTACCTTACACATCTACTACGTTAAAGTTATCAGATACTCAAATACAAAATAGACAATCAAGGGCTAGTAACTCAACGCAGATAACAATAACAAGGACTCCAGGATCAGGATTTACTCAAACGCTAGCTTTTGATGACGATAGCACATTACCAAATAATGATGCTGGTAATAATTACAATACATCACTTTATAGATTTACAGCTCCAAAAGCAGCTACCTATAATATTACTTTTAATGTTTCAATAAATGTAAAACACAATAATACTGTAAATAATGATTTTATTTTAGGTGGCGCAAGTGCTGCTTTAGGATCATTAGCTATTAGAAAAGTAGGAGGTAATGCAATAGGATTAGGTCAAATATTATTATCAACATCAACCACATTTAGTCCTGGTACTATAGGAATAACAGTACCAACTGCAATAGTTACAGGTTCGTCAAGCTCAACTTATGTTTATAAAATAAACGCAATACATCAATTGAATGCAGGTGATTATGTTTATTTACATTATAGTTCAAACGGTGGGATAGTAAGTCCTTATGCAAACGGAGGTTCGATAAATATAAATTTAACAACTGATTGTTTTTTTGAAATTAAATTAAACGATACCTCGGTAACCGAAGGAGATACGTTGTTAATGAATCAGGTATTACCGGAAACAATAAAACAAACTGACTTTTTAAGTTCAATATTTAAAATGTTTAATTTGTATGTAGATAATGATCCGATACAAACAAACAAATTAATAATTGAACCGCGTGACGATTACTACGCTTCAAGTGGTGGCACTACTTTAGATTGGTCTTATAAACTTGATTACTCTAAGGCTTACGAGACTAAGCCAATGGGAGACCTAGAGAGTAGGGTTTACACGTTTCAATACAAGGATGACGGTGATTACTATAATGACATTTATAAGAAAAAGTTTAACCAAAATTACGGTTACAAAAGTTTTGATATTGAAAATGACTTTTTAAAACAAGAGGTTAAAACTGAATTAATATTTTCACCTACTCCGATAGCTGACTATTTAGGTATTGATAGGATCATTCCGAAAATATTTGTAGTAGATAATAACGGTCAACCTCAACCCAAGGCTGCTAATATTAGAATACTTTATTACGGAGGTGTTAAAACAACTGCCAACCCTTACACAATAACTGATATAGCTAATCCATTAGGAGTAAGTTACACTACTTATCCCTACGTTGGTCATTTGGATGATCCATTAAACCCTACTTTAGATTTAAACTTTGGTTCACCTATTGAGGTTTTTTACACTACAAACGCATACTCAAATAATAATTTATTTAATAAGTATTGGAAAAAGTTTGTTCAAGAGATAAGCGACATTAACAGTAAAATATTTACAGGATATTTTTATTTAACTCCTTTGGATATTTTAAAACTTGACTTTAAAAACTTTTATTATTTCGAAGGTGACTATTGGAGGTTGAATCGAGTATTTGATTACAACCCTAATCAAATGTCAGTTACTAAATGCGAATTTATAAAGCTTATTGAATATCCTGATTTCGTTCCTACGAATGCTGCAAATGTTGGAGGTGGTATTTTAGAGGACGAAGTAAAAGGTTGGTATAATACGCAAAGAGTTGGTAATACGTTTGGAAGTGAAACATTAGGTTACAATGTTTTTATAGATAGTAGTGCAATAGGTGCAAAGGTCAACGGTACTGATATTTATGTTGGAGGTGGCACGCAAAACATAAGCGTATTAAGTAGCAGCGGAGTAAGTGTATTACCAGGAACAAACAACACGGTAGTATTAGCTTCAAGTGGTACGACCATTGATCGTTCGGGAGCGGTTTATATTAATAGCTTACCAATAAAAGACACAGCCTCGGGAGTTAGGGTAAAATCAATTACTGCAAATTATACAACCGATTGGTACGATACTATTTTATTGGTAAACGCAACAGGCGGAAATATAACGATAACACTTCCCGATAGTGGATTGGTTGCAAGTACAAAGGATGAAATGGGTAAAATATTTTATATTAAAAAAGTAGATGCAAGTGCTAACACGGTAACGGTTGACGGATATAGCACGCAAACAATTGACGGAGCAACAACAAATGTAATAAACACTCAATACGATTCGATTACAATAGTATCGGATGGTAGTAATTGGCACATAATATGAGTTATAAATTTATACCTTCAAAAGCTGGAAATAGTGGTAAATTTCTTCGTGTTTCAAATGAAACTAAATTAGAGTGGGCAGCTGGTGGTGGTGGTGGTATTGATGACGGTGACAAAGGAGATATTACCGTAAGTGGATCAGGTGCGACTTGGACAATTGATAATTTAGCAGTAACAAACGCAAAGATTAACGATGTCGCAGCTACTAAAGTTACAGAAGATAGCACGCACCGATTTGTAACCGATTCCGAAAAAACAACCTGGAACAATAAATTAAACAATTATACAATAGATGTTAAGTTAGCAAATGATTTGACTACAGGAGCAAATCAAAACATGAATAACGTAAGTGGATTTGTATTTACTTATGAAGCTAACTCAACTTATCGAGTACATATTTACGGTGCTATAAGTTCAGCAGCAAGTACGGCAGGAGTTGGATTTGCTTTTGATGTTAGCTCAACGGTTACAAATGTTTGGTTACAATTTTATCACCAACTTGGAACTGGTGGAACGATAACAGGTGGATCACAGGTTATAGATGCGACTAGCTACGCGGTAACAAGTGGAACGCCTGCAAATAATGCAATCATTCCAGTATTTGCAACTGGATTAATTAATACAAACGCAAACACAGGCACAGCACAATTACAATTTAGGAGCGAGGTTAATACAGCAGTAACCTTAAAAGCAGGAACAGTAATGGTAATAGAAAAATTATAATAATGGCAGAACAAGCAAATATAAACGTAGGTGTAAACATTGGTGAGGGTGCTAAATCTTTACGTACTCTAAAACAAGAATTTAAAGATTTACAAAAAGACCTTGATAACGTAGCAGCGGGTACGGATGCTTATAAACAAAAGTTACAACAACTTGCGAATGTAAAGGATGAAATAGATGACTTAAACGATGCGATAAAATCATCCACAGGAGCAGGTAAATTTGAAGCATTTGCAAAGGTAGGATCGGCAATTGCTGGAGGTTTTGCAGCCGCTCAAGGTGCAATGGCTTTATTTGGTACTGAAAGTGAAGATGTTGAAAAAGCACTTTTAAAAGTCCAATCTGCTATGGCAATAGCTCAAGGAGTAGCGCAATTAGAAGATTTAGGCAATGCCTTTGGTAATTTAAAAACGGTTGCGGTAAATGCTTTTAAAGCTATTAAAGGAGCTATTAGCGCAACTGGTATTGGTTTAATAGTTGTTGCATTGGGTACTATTGTAGCTTATTGGGATGATATTAAAGAAGCGGTTAGCGGTGTAAGTGATGAACAAAAGAAATTAAACGAGCAAGCTAATGCCAATTTAAAAGCGGAGCAAGATAAATTAAACACAATAGGAGGGCAGGAAAATATCTTAAAGCTTCAAGGTAAGTCCGAAAAGGATATTTTGAACATGAAGATAAAGCAAACGGATTCGGTTATTGCTGCCACCGAAGCTCAAATGGTTCAAAATGACATTACCGCAAAAGCTCAAATAGCAGCCGCAAAAAGAAACAAAGAAATATTAGTCGGAATACTTGAATTTCTTACCACTCCAACAAGGGTATTATTAGAGACCATTGATTTAGTAGGTAAGGCAATTGGTAAGAATTTTGGATTAGCTGAAGGGTTTAGTAAGTTACTAGATAAGGGAGCAAGTTTTTTATTTGATCCTGAAGAAGAAGCAAAAAAAGCAGAAGAAACTAGACAAACAAATTTAAAAGCTATCGAGAAATTAAAAAACGATAGAGCAGGATTTCAATTAGCTATTCAGCAAATAGACAAAGATGCAGCACAAAAGGGTAGCGATGCAGCCAAGCAAGCAGCCGAAGAAAAGTTAAAAGCTGAACAGGAATTACAAAGAAAATTAAAAGAGTTAAGAGCTGAAAATATTGATGAGTTAGAAAAAGAAGAAAAAGAAAAGTTAAGGATTGCATACGAAGCCGAACAGGAAAGTATTAAAAACTCAAAAGCTAACAAAGAATTAAAAGATCAAGTATTAAAAGAGTTAGAAATTAAATATCAGGATGACACAAAAGCAATAACTGATAAATACGAAGAAGAACGTAAAAAGAAAGCCGAAGAAGAAAGGCAAAAAAGATTAAAAGAAGAAGACGAAAGGATAAAAACTACTTTAGCTCAAATTGATAACGAGGAGTTAGAAAAAAAGAATAAGCGTGAATTAAGTTTACAGGATGAGTTAGATTTTGAATATAGAAGGTTTGAAGCCTTAATGTCAAACACTCAACTTAATAACGAGGAAAGGCAAAAGATCCAATTAGAACACGCTGCTAAAATGGATGAAATACGCAACCGTGAAACGGAAGGCGAAAAAGCATATCAAGACGCACTAACCTATTTAAGGCAAAACGGATTAAACGATATGCAAACGATAACAAGTTTGTTTATTAAAAATTCAGATAGGGCTGCAAAAGTTCAAAAAGCATTTGCGTTGGCACAGTTAGCGATTGACTCAGGTAATGCAATTAGTACAATGATTCCTGCAGCATTTCAGAACGCAAAGAAAGCAGCTTCGACTGTACCCGGCCCCGCTGCTCCAGTTGTTTATGGTACGGTGTTAGCAGCAGGTTTAGCTAGTGGATTTGCAACCATTGCAGCAAACGTAGCAAAGGCAAAAGCATTACTTGCAAAAGCTCCCGGAGGTGATGGTGGTGGAGGTGTTAATGTAGGTAGTGGTGGAGTAAGTGGTGGAGGTGCGCCTAATATTAGTCCGGTTGGTAATACCTCAACTAATATTGAGCAATTACAAAACCAAGGTAATAATAATAAACCATTAAAGGCGGTTGTAGTACAAACTGAATTAGCAAATGTTAATCAACAAGTAAACAGAATAGAAGAACGATCTAAAATAAATTAAAAATGAATTTACCAATTTACAGACTCGTAATAAACGAAGAAGAAACAAGCGGAGTGGACTATGTGGCTTTAGTCGATGACCCTGCAATACTTAAAAACTGGGTAGCTTTTAAGAATCAAGAATTTGAAAGTTATACTGATTATCCGAAACAGGCTAGTGAAAATGCTAAAATAGCTTTAAGGTGGGCAGAAGAAAATGGTTGGGGTGATTGTGGAACGGCAGTAGGTAAAGCACGTGCTAATCAACTTGCAAATAGAGAACCAATAACACGCGATACCATTGCAAGGATGGCAGCTTTTGAAAGGCATAGAGAAAATTCTAAAAAAGAATTAGGAGATGGATGTGGTAGGTTAATGTGGTTAGCTTGGGGAGGTGACGCAGGGATTGAGTGGGCGCAAAGAAAATTAGAACAAATCGACAAAGAAAAATTTGTCAAACCTTCAAAAGGTGAACGTGAAAATGAATTTATACCACGTTGTATTTCTACTTTAATTGACGAAGGTAAAGATCAAGAGCAAGCCGCAGCCATTTGTTATTCGGTTTGGAAGGAAGAACATAAAAACGAAATGCAAATCCACGATGAAGAGAAAAGAGTTTTAGCCGGGCCATTAATGATTGCCGACCTTCCAATTTACCGTGAGGATAAAAAGCTAGGTCAATACTACGTTTTATTCGACCGTAAAACAATCGAACAAATATGTATTAAATACCACTACCAACAAAATAATAAAAATGTAAACTTAATGCACGATCCTAACCAAAAGGTTGAAGGTGTGTTTATGTTTAACGATTTTATCATTGATCGTAAAATAGGAGTCATGCCTCCAAAAGGTTATGAAAGTTTACCCGATGGCAGTTGGTTTGGTTTTTACAAAGTTGAAAATCCCGAAGTTTGGACTAAGGTAAAAAACGGTGAAATAAGAGGTTTTAGTGTTGAGGGTATATTTGAACACCAATTTATAGTAGAAAAAGAAGAAACGCAAATAGAAGCCTTAATGGAGCGGTTTAAACGACTTCGCAATAAATTAGCCAATATGTTATAAAATAGTTCTTTAAAAAATACTACCATGAGTTTAAGAGAAAAATTTAAGGCTGAATATGAAGCCATTAAGCAAGAGTTAGAGCTTGCGACATTAGAGTTTAAGTCAATGTTTGGCATAGCTCAAAAATTCAATGACTATAAATTAGGGGACGGTACTATCGTTAAAACTGATATTGATTTAGCAATTGGTGCTAAAATTGATGTGGTAGATACCGATGGCACTATGGCTCCGTTAATGGATGGCGAGTATGAAATTATGGTTGACGAAAAGCCAGTAAAGATCACGGTAGCAGCCGGTTACGTTACAGAAATGGAATCCCCTGAAGTTGAAGAGACTGAACAGCCTGAAGGTGAAGTTGCAAGCGGTGAAGAAGAGAAAAAGGACGAGCCAATGGCAGATGAAATGCCTGTTGAAGAAATGCCTGCCCCTGATCATGCAAGTGAAATGGAAGTTTTAAAAACTGAAATTGAAAACTTAAAAGCAGTTATTGCGGAGATCGTGGCAAAGATGGAAGGTTCAATGACTAACCAAGAAGAAACTAGCAAGTCACTTAGAAATTTAACTATTTCATTTGAGAAAATATTAAATCAACAGCAATCACAATTTGCACTTATTGAGAAAATAGGCAGTGAGCCTTCGGTGGAGCCTATCGCAAAAAGAAAAGAATTTGTAAACGCTGAAGATGTAAAAGCGAATTTTAGAAAACAGTTCGGATTATAATAATTTAAAAACAATAAAAAAATGGCACTATCATTAGGATCATTATCGGCCTACAGTTATGAAATGACTGCTCCGATATTCGAGACTGCCCTACTAGGTGACAGCTCAACAGACTTACTTACAAAAGTACCGGGTATCAAAAGCTCTGCTAAAATCCCAGTATTTGACTCAACTGCTCCGGCTCAAACTGGTAACGGTTGTAACCCTACTTCATCAGGTACTACAAGCATCACTCAAACAACTTTGTCAACTGTTGACTTTTCAGTTGAAGAACATATTTGTTTGAAGGATCTTGAAGCTTATTTCACTCAAGCATATTTGCCAGGTGGAGCTAAACCTGAAACAACTGAATTACTTGACAGAATCGTTAATCGTAAATTAGCTTACATTGCTAAGAACGTAGCACGTACTTTGTTCCAAGGTAAAACTACTTACACTAACTCAACTTGGTTGAAGTTAATGAATGGTTATATTTCTTTAATTGATACAGCAGGAACTGCTCAAGCAGCAACTACTCAGACGGATGTTACTACTTCGACTGTTAGAGGTATCGTTGAAGAAATGATCTTCCAAAAAATACCTTCAAGAGTATTGGGTAAGAATCCAGTATTAGCAATGGGTATGGAAAATTTCCGTGTGTTATTGCAAAAACTTTGGGCTGATAACTTGTATCACTACATTCCAGGTGCAAGAGAAAACAACACAATGGAATTGATTTACCCTGGTTCTAACGTGAAAGTTGTAGGTATTCAAGCTTTAAATAACGATAACGACATCGTTGAGACTGGTGTTCTTCCAAGTGCAGTTAACGATCGTATGATCGCATTTGACAAAGAAAACTTTGTATTCGGATTCGACCAAGAAAACGACTTAACTGACTTCGATGTATTCTTTGATAAGACTTCAAGAAAATTAAAGTTCTTCTTAGCAGGTCGTATCGGAGTAGCAGTTCACGATTTCACAGCGGTAGCTCAATACAAAAACACTTAATAATTAATCAAGGGGCGGTGTAAAATCCGCCCTTTTAAAATAAAAAAATTATGCCAGCAAATTGCGTTATAATCGAAGGTATATCACTTGACTGCAAAGGAGTTGCAGGTGGTATTGACACTATTTACTTGGCTGAATTTGAGAATGTTTCATCTATTACTGCAAGCTCGGGGATTGTATCTGGTATCACAATGGTAGCAGGTAAGAAATTTTTTGAGTACAAAGTAAGACCTGAAAATGCGACATTTACTCAAGAGCAAACATTCAGCAAAGAAAATCAGTCTTATTTTTCAGCACAGACTTTGACTTTTGATATTTTCAAAATGAGTGCTAAAAATAGAAACATTATTAAGCTATTAGTTCAAAATAGAATATTAGCGATTGTTAAATCTACAGAAGGTACATATTGGTTACTAGGTGAGACTAGAGGGATGGATGTAACCACAGTAAGTGAGTCAACTGGAAAAGCAATGGGTGACAAAAACGGTTCGATGTTAACATTGGTTGTTAATGAGCCTGATCCTGCAAACACAGTTAACTCAGGAATTATCGCGGCACTTCTTTAGTGTATTTCCATAGTTTGCGTTCAATTGGCAGCCCTGTAAGGCTGCCTTTTGTTATTTATAAATGGTTACAAATTGTAACCAATATAGCCATTTTAAAAAAAATAGTTCTTAAAGTATGCAAGTAATAAATAAAGGTCAAGCGAACAAGTTTGTAGTAACTGTAAAAGAGAAACAGACATTGACAAATCCATATTATTTGTTGGAGTTCACTAACAAGGTTGAAAAAACCCCGATTAGGTTTGTAGCAAGTGATGTAAGTGGATTTCCTGATAGGTTTAATCAGTTTAATATTATCGAGGGTACGACTGTAAATTTAACCGAAGAAGGTGAGTGGGATTACAAAGTATTTGAACAATTAAGTAATTCAAACACTAATCCTGCTTTATGTGATAATTTATTACCTTTAGAGGTGGGAATGGTTTATGTTAAAGGAACGCCAACTATTCAAAAAAAGCAGTATGTTAAAACCCAAACAATAAAGACGTATGGAGCAGGGGCTTAATAATATGTTAATGGTATTGAAGTTTAACGCTTCAAAAGTACCTGTATTTAAAGAAGAAAAAAATAAGGATTGGATCATTTACGGTGCGGATGACAAAGAATATAAAAATAACTATCCTGGCTACCTTTTAAAGCTATTTAACCGATCAAGCAAGCATAACGCTATTGTTACCTCAAAAGCCTTTTATATCGCGGGAAATGGGGTTACTGTAAAGGACGAAGGAACGAATACCACAAGTCGCTCAATTAGATTAGACTATTTAAAACAAGCCAATAAATACGGTGAGACTATTTCGGATATTGTTTATAAGTGTACGATGGATCGTCTTATTTACGGAGGTTATTATTTGGAGATCATTTGGAATAAGGCCGGAAATGATTTTGAATACTACCACATGGATTATAATTCAATCCGTATGGATAAGAGCGAAGAAGGTTATTGGTATTCGAATGATTGGTCGCAAACGGTACAAAGTGAGGAAAAAACAAAGTTAGAATATATCCCTAAATTTGATCCTGAAAACGGAACAGGTAGGCAGGTAATGTGTTCTAAAATGTATCGTCCAGGTATTAAATACTATCCTTTACCTGAATACGTGAGTGCTATTCCTTATGCCGAAATGGAATATGAAATTTCTAACTTTTGGCTTAATGGTATTAAAAGTAATTTCAATGCCGGTACTATTGTAAGCTTTAATAACGGCAGACCTACGGAAGAAGAAAAGCAAGATATTTACGACAAGCTACAAAACCAATATACAGGCACGGATGCTGCTAACTCTTTATTGGTTATGTTTAACCAAACTAAGGAGAATGCGCCAAGTGTTGAAAGGTTACAAGCTACTGACTTTGACAAGCAGTTTGATATTTTAAATAAGACGGTTCAAGAGGAGTTATTCATCGGACATAAGGTAGTTAACCCTATGTTAATGGGTGTAAAGACTGCAGGGCAATTAGGTGGTAGGAATGAATTGATTGAAGCCTACGAGCTATTCAAAAACGTTTACGTTGATCCACACCAATTAGAGATTGAAAAATTCTTTAATAAGCTATTTGAATATAAAAGAAGTCCAGTTAAAATAAAGCTTAAAGAAGTTGAGCCTATCACAAATCAGTTAACTGAAAATACTTTAGTTCAAATCTTAACTAAGAATGAGCTTAGAGAAATGGCAGGTTATAAGCCTATTCAAGAAGAAGCTGATTCAACTAAGTTTAGTATTAATGAAAGTGAGTTAAAAGCACTTGACGTATTTAAAAAGTACGGTAAGGCTGCCGATACTTACGAATTTGTAAATGACTTATTTGCTGAAGACTATCGTAAAAAGTGGAAACAAATTTTAGAGATATTAAAAGAGTCGCCTAGTTTAGAAGCTAAAGAAATTGCAAAGGCTTTGAAGATGGAAGTCGAAGCGGTTGAAAAGGCTTTAAGTAAAATGATTGACGATGGGGCTATTGAGTTAGAAGGTGAGAATAGAGTGATAACTGAAAAGGCTGAAACTATATTAGAAGAAAAGCCAGTTAGTAAGGTTGAGGTAATGTATTCATACGGACTTAATCCGTCTGTAAGTGGTGCGATACTTTTAAAAAGTAGCCGACCATTTTGTGAAGAATTAGTTAAAGCTAATTTACTTTACTCACGTGAGGACATTAACTCAATTAGCGCAGAAGTAGGATGGGATGTTTGGGAACATCGCGGAGGTTATTGGAGACAAAAAGGTACGGACATAACAAGAGACTATTGCAGACATGCTTGGTTGCAAAGAGTAGTAAGAAAAAAATAAAATGGCAGATATTTATTTCATAAATGCAACTTATATTAAAGAGTTCACATTCGTAGATGAAAACGTGGACGAAAAATATTTGCTTGTATCAATTAAAGAAGCTCAAGAAATTCACATACGGGAATATATCGGAAGTGGTTTATACGATGAATTAGTTAGTCAAATAGACAATAACAATTTAACAGCATTAAACACTACATTGTTAGACACTTACATAATACCTGCCCTTAAATGGTGGGTAATTTATGAAGCTGCTCCGTTCCTTACGTTTAAGTTTACGAATAAGAATATCGTTACTAAAAACAGCGATAACTCAACAACGATCGGAGCAAATGATTTAGATCGTTTAATGGAGTTTGTAAAGCATAAAGCACAATACCATACAAGAAGGTTAATTAATTATTTACTTGAGTACGAATCTAGTTATCCATTATACACTAACCCTGGAGATCAAATAGATACTATATTTCCAAACTTAGATAGCTTTTCAAGTGCTATTTATTTAGAAGATGACAATAGGCTTTACCGTAGGGATAGTCAATTTATGAACCAACGTAATAATGAGCGATATAAAACGAGGAGTTAAAAAAGGTAGTCAAAACTTTGATAAGATTAAAAAGTTAAAAGAATACCTAAATAAATTAAATGACAACGATAAACCAAATAATAAAAAGTCTTAACGATTTTGCAAACGCTCACTATCAGATTAATAATTTTGGTAGTGGTGAGTTGTATGATCTAGCCTCTAGTGGTGTTACTAATTACCCATTGATGTATGTGGATGTTAACCCTACATCAATAGTTGACGATGTAACGCAAGTAAGCTTTGAGATATTTTTAGTTGATAGGTTAACAAAAGGCTTTACTAATTGGGCAGAGGTTTATAGTGACATGCAAAGGGTGGGACTTGATTTGGTAGCTCACTTTTTATCACAGTCTTATTTTCCGTATTTAAGAGTTCAGCAAAATGTAACCTTTGATCCTGTTAGGTATTCTTACGGTGACGATGAAATTGCAGGATATAGGTTTACGTTAACCTTTAATCAATTCTTTGACCAAGATAGGTGTTCTATTCCTCAATTAGGTTTTGATTATGGAAGTAGTGGATCGCCATTGCCAGTTAGTAGTGGTGTGGTTACTATTATAGATGCGATTACAAGCTCAACAATTACGACCGTAGTTTGTGGGGGTACTTATTCGGTATTACAATTTAGTGGAATAGACGCAGCATTTTCAAGTACAGTTTATACAAATAGTATTATAGCAACATGAGTATTTTAACAGGATCAATACAATTAAGAAAAGACCGAGAAGTTAACTGGATTGCAAATAATCCTGTTTTGTTAAATGGTGAGGTAGCAATTTCAACCGATTCAAAATATGTACAAATAAATCAATCAAGGTTTAAAATCGGAAATGGAGCTGATACATGGGCAGATTTAGACTATCAACCAATCGATACTCAATTAACGGCTTTAGTTGTTAATGGAGCAGGTAAAAATTTATTAAAGACTGATTACGAAGTTGTTAAAGTTACAAGCGCACAAGGTCAAAGATTGCAGATTAATTTAGCTCAAGCAAATAATGATCCAAACTCAGCCGATACCTTGGGGATAGTTGCCGAAGATATATCCAATAACCAAAGTGGATATATTATGCTTTACGGAAGTATTAAAAATATAAACACTACAGGTAGCTTACAGGGTGAAACTTGGAATGACGGTGACTTATTGTATTTAAGTGCTACAAATGCAGGTAGAATAACTAATATAAAACCTACAGCACCAAATCATTCTGTTGCTTTGGGATACGTAGAATACGCTCACCAAAATAATGGTAAGATATTCGTTAAGATTCAAAACGGTTATGAATTAGGAGAGCTTCACGATGTTTACGTACCTAATCCAATAGACAATGATGCTGTAGTTTGGAGTAGTGGTAATAGTAGATACGAAAATAAACAGTTACTAGGTTATAACATTTCATTTGGAGCTACTAATACGAATCCAGTAGATGCGACAACTTATTTTATTGGTGGTCATATAGGCACGACTTTACAAACATTAGCAGTTAACACTTTACGTTTATACTTTCCTAAAAGTGGTAGAGTTAAAGGTATTGTAATGCACTTTATAGGCACGGCAGGAACAAGTGAGCAATCGACTATTTCATTTAGACTTAACGATACTACAGACACTACAATTGTCTCAAACGCTGACTTTTCAAGTATTCAAACAATTATTAGTAATTACAATTTGAGTATAAACGTAAACGCTGGAGACTTTGCACATATTAAATGGGTTACTCCTACATGGGTTACTAACCCAACAGGATTGAGGGTTTATGGACAAATTTATATTGAATAAGATGTACGAATACGAAATAAAATATGAGCCTGTAAATATTGACGGAGTAGAATATCCTAAATATAATATTTACTACTATACGAATGGAGAATTTGAAACAAAGGAATTTTACGCTACGGACATAAACAATCCTGAAGGCATAATTAGATACGGTTATAAACTTAAAAAATAAATAAAATGAGCTTAGATAGATTAGCAGGAAATGGTGGGACATTCTTTTGTGAAGTTACCACAGCGCACACAGGTAAAAGGTTTAGTCAATTATTGATTAATACTGATGCGGTGTTTACAACATTAACAATTACGGATAGTTCAGGATCAACTTATTCAGCATTGGGTACGGTTGCGATGTACGGACAAAATTTATCGGGTAGGACTGTAAAAGCAGGAATGCTAATAACAGCCCCTCAAGGTAGTTACTTTTCAGCTTTGACAATGTCAAGCGGTGATTGTATTGGTGTAATAACTTACGGTAAATAGTTATGTTAATAGGATTTGCAATAAGTCCGGGTAGGGTTAAAGTAACAGGCGGAGCAGCTGCTTTTGATGCTGACGCTCAAGCGTTTTTTACAGCCGCTTCGATTACTGACTCAACTCAAAAAAGTGCGGTTAATCAGTTAGTGCTTGATTTAAAGTCTTACAATATTTGGACAAAGATAAAAGCACTTTATCCTATTGTTGGAGGTAGTGCATCAAGTCATGCTGTTAATTTAAAAACTCCAGGCACTTATAATTTAACCTTTGCAACAGGGGTTACTCACAGCTCAACAGGAATGACTGGTAATGGCACAAGTGGATATGCAAATACTCAATTTAATACTTCCACTCAATCAACATTAAATAATACTCATTTATCTTTTTATTCAAGGACTAATTTAGAGAATAGTTCGATTGATGCTGGTAATTCAAATGCCGCTGGCACTCAATGGTTATTAGCTACAAGGTTTACAAGTGTTGGAGCTATAAGTGACCAATATAATTCAACAACAGGAAGATTAACAGCTACTAATACAAACTCTCAAGGATTTTATATTCAAAGTAGGACTGCTTCCAATGTACATAAATTATTTAAAAATGGCTCTCAATTAGGAACTACTAACACAGGTGCAAGTGGTAGTTTATTAAATTTGAATATGACATTACTTTGTCAGAATCAAAATGGAACACCAGCAAGTTACTCAATAAGACAATGTGCATTTGCAAGTATTGGAGATGGTTTAACAGATGCGGAAAGTAGTAATTTTTACACAGCAGTAAATACTTATCAAACAACTTTAAGTAGAAACGTATAATGGAAGGAAGAATAGTAATACCAGAAGTAGCTCAAAATTTAGAAGGTCAATTTATCGACTCAGATACATTCCTTCATTTTGTGCAAGACATTAACGATGAATGGTTTTTATTTTTAAGTGAACAGGATGAGGCTGAAATTGCTTTGACTGAATACGCTTATTTATTAGAGTTACCATTGTCACCATACGAACCTAAACCAAGTCCACCAATACCATGATATTTAACAAAGGAAAAGCAACAACAGATTTAAGCGAGACAAAATCAGTAAGTGATTTGACTATTAAAACTCTTTACTTACCTAAAGGACAATATTTTGATAAGCCAACCAAAAAGCAATGGTTATTTTTGCACCACACTGCAGGCTGGCAAAATCCATTCAATACTATTTCATCTTGGGGTAGAGATACACGCGGAGAAGTAGCGACTGAATTTGTTTTGGGAGGTCAATCTGTAAAAGGTAATGATACTACTCACGATGGGGTAATAGTTCAAGCATTTCCAACTGGAGGTTGGGGATGGCATTTAGGTACTGGAAGAGGTACTATGCACTCTAATAGCGTAGGAATTGAGGTTTGTTGTTTTGGACAAATTAAAGACGGTAAAACCTATGTAAATGTAGTCGCTGATCCTAAGCAAGTGATCGAATTAAAAAAACCATTTAGAGGTCATAAGTTTTGGCATAACTATTCAGATAAGCAATTAGAAACATTAAAAGAATTAATTTTATATATTGCTAATCGTGATGGTATTGATGTTAGAAAAGGACTTCCCGAAATGATAAGACAAAAAGGGATAGATGCTTTTGATTTTTGCGATGCTACTTATGTAAGTAAAAATCCAGGTTTGTGGAATCATACCAACGTTTTAAGGGGAAAAGTGGATATGTATCCACATCCTAAATTAATTGATTTATTATTAAGTTTATGAAGCCTTCAGGGTTAAAGTTTGAAATTAAAGATGTTATTCAAATTGTTACCATTGCGATAATGTTTATCACTCAATACTACAATTTAAAAAGCGATATTAAAGAATTGGTTTTATACCGTAAAGAAGATGAAAAGTTTATCAATGCTAGGTTAACAAGGATTGAGCAAGATGTTCAAAGACATTCAAATATGATCCTTAACTTACAATTAGGTAATAGGTCGGCAATATTGCCCGAAACTCCAAAAATAACAAGCGATGGGAAATCCAATTAAAAACTTTTTTAGTAATTTGATTAAAGGCTCAACTGGTGAGCTAGTCGGTCAATTAGGAAACACTATTGACAAGTTCATCCAAACTCCCGAAGAAAAGCAACAGGCAGCCATTGAAATGGCAAAGATTGTAAACGAACACGAGGCAAGGATGTACGAGGCTAGTGTAAAGGCTTTAGAGGCAGAAGAAAACAACATTACAGGTCGCTGGAGTGCTGACATGGCTAGTGACTCATGGCTTAGTAAAAATTCACGTCCAGTTGTTTTATTGGCTATGATTGGATTTTTATTTTTAATGATAATTTTAGATTCATGCAAGATTGAATTTGAAGTAAAGGAAAGTTATATTACATTAATGGAAGCACTATTGATTACAGTCGTGGTGGCTTACTTCGGTTCGAGAGGTGTTGAAAAATACCAAGCTATAAAACGCAAATAATGACAAAAGGAAATATTGTAAAGAAGTACTTATATAGATTTCCAAGTACTCCTACCAAAACATTGGCTAGTAAAATTTATAATGAAAATAAAGAAGTATTTAAAGATGTTGAGGATTGCAGAAGCATAATAAAATACTATACAGGGAAAAAAGGTAAACGTGAATTAAAAAAATTATTAGATAAATCTTTTGTTAAAAAAGAAAAAGCAAGTCATAACCCTTGGGATAAATTCCCTGAGTCTTACGCAGAAACGCGAGAACCCTATAAATTAGCCCCTGGTAAGTGGTTAATCCTTTCGGATATACATTTACCCTATCACGATACTGAAGCTGTTAAAATGGCTTTAAATTACGGATTAGACAATGGTTATAAAAACCTTCTTATTAACGGTGACTTGATCGACTTTTATCAGTTGAGCCGGTACGAAAAAGATCCACGCAAAAGATCATTTAAACAGGAGCTTGATTCGGCTAGGTTATTTATTGAGCTTGTAAGTGAGTGGTTTGGTAGTATTGTTTTTAAGTTAGGTAATCACGACGAACGATACGAGAAATGGATGTTTGTAAAAGCTCCTGAATTGCTAGATTGTGAGGACTTTAGACTTGATGTATTGTTGAGGTGCGGTGAACATCATGTTACTGTAGTAGGAGATAAGCGTATTATACAAGCCGGTAAGTTAAATATTTTACACGGTCATGAGTTCCCAGGTGGATCGGGTGGTGTTAATCCTGCTAGGTCGATGTTTTTAAAAGCTTGCGACTCTATTCTAGTAGGTCACTTTCATAAGACCTCAAGCCATACAGAAACAACCTTACAAGGCGATGTTATAACTACTCACTCAACTGGCCATTTAGGGGAGTCGTCACCTTTATACATGCCTTATAATAAATGGAATCATGGTTTTGCAACCTTGGATTTAAGCACGGACGGAACGTATCACCTACAGAATTTAAGAATAGTTAAAGGTAAGATATATTGATGGTTTGTTTCAGGATATTTGAAAGGCATTATATTGCTGCTTTTGGCGAAGAAGGGAATGTGTATTTTGCCGACAAAAAAGACGGTTGGATAAGGGTTAACTATTGTTTTGATCCTGCCGAGAAGACTATTGCTGACTTTTGCGACTTTCCTTTGTTTGACGATGAGGGTGAGTTTATAGCCAATGGTACTAAGGTTAATTTCTTTGATGGTACTTATGTAATTTGTTGCAATTCCTTCCAATGGTTTATTGATAACGTGTTACCTGTTTATAGTAAACAATTTGAAAAGCCTGAAAATAATGAGGTTGAAAATCAGTAAGTTATAAAATAATTTACTTTTTTTTGTTGTCATGTTATAAATTAGTTATAAATTGCAGCATAATTAAAAACACAAAAAATGGAATACTTACAACAAATTAGAGAAATCAGGTCTCAAATATACCAAATTGACGACCAAATTGCGGAGTTGTTAGCTAGTAACCTATCCGAAAACCAAAAGTGTATTAAGTGGGAACGTTTGGCAGAACGTAGGGCTAGTTTATTTGATTATTTACTTGTAACCGAAAACCTACATGGACGCGTTAAAACTGCTTAAAAAGCATTGGTATAAAAACCATTACTCACCTATTCCCGATATACCTAAATATGTTTTAGATGCTATTAATGAAGCTTTATTAATGCCATTAGAAACAACTAGAGTAAAGTTTGGACGTGAGGTTTATCCGTTCGAAGCATTAGGAGTAAATGAGTTTTTCTACGGTCGTGAATATAGCCCTAGCAATAACGCAAGTATCTACGGTAGTATTTACCACTACGAAAGTAAAAATCCAGGTAAGAAATTCAGGACGGTTAAAGAAGAGTACAAAGGAAAACACTTCATTAAAGTAATAAGAGTATCGTGAACCTAATTAAAGACTGCTCCTTTTTAAAGGATACATTATGTAGTAATGAAATTGCAAGGCTAGTCATTATTACTCCAAACGGTAAAAGACTTTTAAAAGATATTATTTACAGACCTCATTTTGAACCTCCGAAATATATTTTAAGCTGCGAACCTTCGGTATTAATTTGGACGGATGACCAGGAATGGGAGACTGAATATAAAATGAGCTTTGAAAAGTTTTGCGAGTTACTAGATAAAAACCACATTAAAGCATGTTACTATAAAAACTAATATGAGTCAAATTTTAGAACAAGTCATTAACGACTTAAAACAAAGAGAAGAAAAAGGTTTAAAGGAATACGGAACTACTGTTGATCGTTCTGACTTATCACAAAATGAATGGTTACAGCATGCTTACGAAGAAGCTTTAGATCTAGCTATTTACTTAAAAAAATTAATGCAATGACAATAAACGAAATGGAACAGTTAATCCTTGCCGGTAAGTCACGCAAGGAGATACAAGGTGAGTTAACAAACGATCAGTACACTAACAACCTTGATAAGATCATGGCTAAGTACAATGTGAAAAGTGATGTAATGAATTTAGAGTACATCCGTAAAATTGAAAAGTTATTTTTTAACGCTATTGATATGCACGAAGAAACGAACGGAATAGAAAAATTCTTTTGGAGGAGGAGGGTAAACGAGCTAGGATCAATTTACAGTACTTACAAAGCTTTGACACCTTACAAGTGGGATAGGTAGCTAACTTTTTGCAGATAAGCGAAGGCACAAATAGCGGTGGCTTTGTGCGGTTGGATTTGGGCTTTTGCTTATGTGCTGTTAGGCGTATGTGGCGGTTAATTAAACGATAAATTAAATATGGAAAACGGAATAAGAATTTTAATAGCTTGTGAGGAAAGCGATGAAGTTAGAGGTAGATTTGAAGCAATGGGATTTGATGCTTGGAGTTGCGATTTGCAAGAAAACAGAAACCCTAACGCAAAGCATTATCAAGGAAATGTTTTTGACATTATAGATGATAATTGGGATGCTATGATAGCCTTTCCGCCTTGCACACATTTAGCTGTGAGTGGTGCAGCTTGGTTTGAACAAAAGCGAAAAGATGGCAGACAGCAACAAGGGATTGACTTTTTTTTAGCGATTGCAAAAGCCAAAATAAAACATATAGCAATAGAAAACCCAGTAGGAATAATGAGCAAAATTTATATGCCACCAACACAAGTAATTCAACCGTATTATTTTGGCGATAAGGCGCAAAAAACAACTTGCCTTTGGTTGAAAAATTTACCAGGATTATACCACAATGCAGCACCTAATTTATTTGATGATGTGGTAACACATACAGAGAAAGGAGAGTTTTTTGAATGGATTGATAGCAAGACCGGAAAGAAAAAAAGGCAACCATTATGGTTTAAAGAAGCAAGGAGTTTAAAAGGCGATGAACGAAGCAAGGTAAGGTCAAAAACATTTCCAGGCATTGCACAAGCTATGTCAAGTCAATGGGGAAATTATCTTATGGAAACTTATCGTAGCCATTACGCCTAACTACTTTATACCCGCATAAACTATGCGCATAATAATATAAAACTACTACATTAAGTTAAATATACTTATTAACGTATAATAAATATGACAATAAATAATTTTGTCAATTCATAATTAATTTATAACTTCGCATAAAATCACAAACATGGAAAAATCAAACACAAAGCAATTTAGTCTTTCAGAAAGTCTTATTGCAATTCAATCAGAGCTAAAAGTACCTAAGGGTAATTACAATTCATTTGGTAAATACAAATACCGTTCAGCCGAGGATATTCTCGAAGCTGTTAAACCATTACTTAAAAAATACAATGTTGTTTTGACAATGACTGATGACATCGTACCAATAGGTAATAAGTTATTTTTAAAAGCTACTGCAAACCTTGCCAACCAAACTACCCAATTAGAAATATTTGGCTTTGCTGAAATGGGAGAACACAAAGGCATGAGTAGTGAACAATGTACTGGCACAGCATCAAGCTACGCACGTAAATACGCTTTAAATGGTTTATTCCTAATTGATGAAACAGAGTCCGATCCTGACCATGAAAACAAAAAAACAGAAACAAAAGAACAACCTAAAAAAGACTTACCCGAATTACCACAATCAAAAGCTGCCGATGTTGAGAAATTCCTTAAAGAAGGCGGTACTATTGAACAAGTGCAAAAGAAGTACAAACTAAACGAAGCTCAAATATTTTTCTTTGAACAAATCATAAAAAACAAATAACATGAACCTATTTAAAATTGAACAACAGTATATCGAGTTAGCCGACAAACTAATCGAGTTAGAAGGTGAGTTAACTCCCGAACTAGAGCAAGCCTTAGACATTACCCTAGCCGAGTTTGAAACGAAGTCAATAGCATACGGCCACGTTATCCGTAAATTAGACGCTGAGTGCTATATAATAGACGCAGAGATAAAAAGGTTACAAAGTATTAAGCGAAGTCGTGAAAGTGCCTTAGAACGCTTAAAAACACGTATTAAGGCAGCTATGGAGCTATTCGGCATGGATAAAGTACAAACACCTACATTAAAACTAAGCTTCCGTAAATCGGAGTCGGTTGAGGTCGAAGATGTAAACGCTTTACCTTCCATGTACAAAACTTTAAAAGTAACCGAGTCACCTGATAAAACTTTAATTAAAGACTCATTAAAGCTAGGTAAGGATGTACCAGGAGCTAGGCTAGTAACTAATAATAACCTACAAATTAAGTAATATGGAAAATTTAAATAAAATAACTGAATTATTAAATAATGATTTACAAAATTTAAATGATATTGATAAAATTAAATATATAAACGATTTAAGATACCAAATTCATTTATTAAGTCCACTAAAAAATGAACCAATTGATTATGTTAAATGGGAAGTTTCAACAAATGTAACATCTAACGATTATAACCCTAATAAAGTAGCTCCACCTGAAATGGAATTGCTTGAAATATCTATTTTAAACGATGGATATACTCAACCAATTGTAACATGGGATAATCCTGATAAAAATAAAGTTGAAGTTATTGACGGATTCCATAGAAATAGAGTAGGTAAAGAATCAAAGATAATTAATCAAAGAATCATGAATTTTTTACCAATTGTAACTATTAGAAAAGAACAATCTGATAAAAATGACAGGATAGCATCAACTATTAGACATAATAGAGCTAGAGGTAAGCATCAAATAAATGCAATGAGTGAAATAGTAATTGAATTAAAAAATAGAAATTGGACTAATCAAAGAATTGCTAAACAACTTGGAATGGATGAAGAAGAAGTTTTAAGACTATGTCAAATTTCAGGATTAGAAAATATATTTAATGATAATGATTTTTCATCTGCATGGGAATCATCTGATTACGTAGATAATTTTGAAGAAATATCTGATGACATAAATGAAGAATTCATGAATGAATTTAAAATACCAAATGAAAATGATAAAGATAGAATTTATCACACTTATGATAAATGGGAATGCCATAAAGCAGGATTTTATTCAAGTAAAAAAGAAGGTATGACAAAAGAACAATGTGAATTTTTTTATGCTAATTTTTTAAGAGATTTAAATTTATTTGAAAATGTATTAAATAAAGTAATTAATGAATGGAAATTTTCATGCGAACATTATTTGACTAATAAATCTATGAATAGAATAGCATGGTTAGGACAAGCATCAGTGTGTTTACATGCCGGTATCCCTTCTATATTTTGTTCAGGTTTTAATTTATTATCTCAAGAAGAACAAATAAAAGCAAATGAATTAGCATTAAAATATTTAAATATTTGGCTAAAAAATAATAATAGAAATGAATTAACAATGGATCAAGCATTAAGTATTAATAGACAAGTAGAACTATATTAAAATGGCTATAAAAAAATATATTAATAAAAATGTTTTTGAAGCTACTAAAGAAAGAATTTCAAAAACTTTTGACACTTTTGAAAAATTTTATATAAGTTTTTCAGGTGGTAAGGATAGTACAGTAATGATGCACATGGTAATGGATGAAGCTAAAAAAAGAAATATTAAAGTTGGAATTTTAATAATTGATTTAGAAGCTCAATATGAACATACAATTAATCATATTAGATCTATGATTGAAATGTATAAAGATAATATTGATTTACATTGGTTTTGTGGTGAATTACTTTTAAGAAATGCTGTAAGTGATTTTGAACCTAAATGGGTATGTTGGGATGAATCAAAAAAAGATATTTGGATTAGAAATAAACCAAAAGAAGCTAATGATTTATCAGAATATGATTTTTATATACCTAAAATGGAATTTGAAGAATTAATGGTTATTTTTGGTGAATGGTATGCAAATGATAAATTAACTGCTGGATTTATAGGAATAAGAGCGGATGAAAGTTTGCATAGATATAGAGCTATAGTTTCAGATAAAAAAAATCTAACTATAAATAATTGGAAATGGACTACAAAAGTTTCTAAAAATTTATATAATATTTATCCTATTTATGATTGGAGAACGGAAGATATTTGGATTTTTCATTCTAAATTTAAAAATTTAATTCATAATAAAATTTATGATTTAATGACAATGGCTGGAGTAAAATTAAGTAATCAAAGATTATGTCAACCTTATGGTGATGATCAAAAAAGAGGTTTGTGGTTATATCATATTTTAGAACCAACTACATGGTATAAAATATTAAATAGGGTTAGCGGTGTAAATAGTGGTAGTTTATATATTCAAGAAAAAGGAAATATTAATGGTTATAATGATGTAACAAAACCTTCTAATTATACATGGCAATTATTTACAAATTACTTATTAAAATCTCTTCCAGTCAAAACTCAAAAAAATTATAGGGAAAAATTCATAAAATTTATAGTTGGTTGGAAAAAAAGAGGTTATAATTTAATTCCAGATCAAGCTCCTCATGATTTAGAAATAAAATGTTGGGCTCCATCATGGAAAAGAATGGCTAGATGTATTTTAAGAAATGACTATTATTGCAAAGGATTAGGTCAAAGTCAACCAAAATCTGAAGCATATGAAAAATGGAAATCTATAAAAGAAAAAAGAAAATTAAATAATAACTTAAATAATAAAAACACATGGAAACAACAGGAACTATTCATTTAATTAATGAAAAAAAACAAATTACTGATAATTTTACAATACAGGAATTTGTAATAAAAACACATGATACTTATCCTCAATTAATTCAATTTCAAGTTAATAATAAAAATATTAATCAATTAAATAGATTTAAAATTGGTGATGATATAAGAGTTAAATTTAATTTAACTGGAAGGGAATATGCTGGTAAATATTATAACACTATAGTTGCATGGAATATTTCAATAAAAGATGTTGATAAAGAAATGGAAAAAGCAACTAATAAAATAAATCAAATTTTAAAACAAAATAATGTAAATTTATCTGACGAAAATATTGACATTCCATTTTAATTTTGTAGTTTTGTAAAAGCTTGTGCAGAAGCTGACAAATTAAAAAACTTTGAACCCTGTTAAATGAGTAGGACTGCACTCCGAAAATTTGATGGGGTTTGTTATTTAAAAAAAAATCATGGCAATTTATAAATCAAAACATGTAAAAAATTATACGGTAATTCCAAACGATATATTTAATTCTGGATTAAGTATTGAGGCTGTTGGATTACTTAGTTATTTTTTAAGTTTACCGCATGATTGGGTAATTTATAAAACTACTTTGCATGCTTCATTAAATATTGGAAGAGATAAGCTTGACAAAATATTTAAGGAACTTACTGAATATAAATACATTAAATCAACTAAAAGTAATAATAACGGTAAAATTACATACGAGCATATTGTTTATGATAAACCGTATACTGAAATACCGTTTACTGAAAAACCGTTAACGGTAAAACCGTCAACGGTAAAACAGCACCTACAAAGTACTAATAAACTAAGTACTAATAAACCAAGTACTAATAAAAAAAATAATAATAATATTTATAGAGCTTTTAATCATTTGTCAATTACTGTTGATGAAGTAAATAAATTAAAAGAAAAATATACTATTAAACAAATCGACAGTACTTTAGATTCTATTGAGAATTACCGTAATAATAAAAATTATATTAGTTTATACCTAACTTGCAAAAAGTGGTTGGAAAAGGAACAAAACAATAAATCACAAATGGTTTACTAATGGACTACTCAAACTACGGTATTAACGTACCATCAAATAAAATAGCCGGTGAATACCAAACGACCTGCCCTAAGTGTTCACCGAACCGAAAAAAGAAGTCTGACAAGTGCCTATCCGTAAACCTTGATAAGCAAGTTTGGAAATGTCACCATTGCAACTGGTCAGGGTTTTTGAAAGTAGAAATGGAGCAAAAGGTTTACATAAAACCTGAATGGAAAAATAAAACCGAATTAAGCAATAAAGTAGTTAAATGGTTTGAAGATCGCAAAATTTCACAAGTTACCTTAAAAGTTTACAAGATAACAGAAGGCCTAGAGTTTATGCCTCAAGCCGGCAAGGAGATGAATACTATTCAATTTAATTATTTTGACGTTGATAATCAACTAATTAATATTAAATACCGTACTGGTAATAAACATTTTAAACTTCACAAAGGATCGCAGCTTGCTTTTTATGGTTTAAACCTAATAGACTTTAATGAACCTATATTCATTACTGAAGGTGAGATAGATGCTTTAAGTTTATTTGAGGCCGGCAAAAAGAATGTTTTATCAGTACCAAACGGAGCAAACGCAAACCAAGAATACTTAAACCATGTAGCCGATCACATACAAAATACTCCATTATTTTATCTTTGTTTAGACAATGACTTACCAGGTCGTAAACTTAAAGATGAACTATCCGAAAGGTTAGGTAAGGAACGCTGCAAGGTGGTTGAGTTTAAAGATTGCAAGGATGCAAACGAGTGTTTAATAAAATACGGAATACAGGGAATACTTGAGTCTATTCAGGATGCAAAAGAATTTGACATAGAAGGTACTTTTACAATATCTGACTACTCAAATGAAATAGATGACCTTTACCAAAATGGACTTGATGAAGGTTTAAAAATAGGACACAAAAATTTTGATCAGTATATTAGGTTTGTTAAAGGATACATTACAACCATTACCGGAATACCAAACCACGGTAAATCGGATTTCCTTGATGAAATAATACTAAGGTTATTTGTAAACTATAATTGGAAGGGAGCTTATTACTCACCTGAAAATAAACCTACAAAATTACATTTCTCAAAGCTTGCTAGGAAAATAACAGGTAAAGCGTGGAATGGTATAGGTCGAATGACTATGTTTGAAGTAAACCAAGTCAAAGAAGCATTGGATAAAAAAATATGGTTTATTAAGCCTGAAAATGATTTTACACTCGATTCAATACTTACTCACGTTAAACGACTTCATGCTAGGTATGGACTAGATTTTTTTGTTATAGATGCTTGGAATAAGTTAGAACATAAATACACCGACAATGAATCTAAGTATGTTGGAATAGCACTCGATCAATTAGGTAGGTTTTGTGAGTTTAATAACATTCATTGCTTTTTAGTAGCTCACCCTACAAAAATTAAAAAGGACGATAAGACGAGACAATTTGAAGTACCTAACTTATATTCAATATCCGGATCAGCTAACTTTTTTAATAAAACTGATAACGGATTATGTGTTTACCGTGACTTCGATCAAAACCTTACACACGTTTATATTCAAAAAGTAAAATTTAGCCATTGGGGAGGTATCGGAATGAGTACGTTTCAATATCAACTAGACTCCGGCAGGTATCAAGAATTAAACGAAGCCTACCCATTTGGATCATGGATTAAAAAGCCAACTCAAACAATAGAGCCAAACCATAATTTCACAAACGACATAATAATAAACCAATACAATGAAGACCAATTTTAAATTAGACACCGTTGAGATTTTAATTACAGACTTGTTAAAATCAATTGAATTACATAAATTGTTTGAAAATGATTTACAACAAACAGAACCTCATGCTTTCTTATTAGGTTACAATAGGCAAAAAATAGAATCAATTAAAAAGAGTTTAGAACATATTAAAGATTACATAAACAAATGAAAACAGCAACATCACTTATAGCTTTACTAATTGTAGCGGTAATAGTATCAGCTTGTTTAATTAGCACGTACATACTTTGGAAACACTTTCTAACTTCGTTAAATAATTACCTAAAAAAACTAAGGAATAAAAAAAAGTAATACTTTTGCAAACATGGAAAATTTAATAATATCCTTTTTTGGAACGGCAATCCTAATTTTGCTGGGATATTGGGTTTATGTTTTAGGGTTAATGATTAAGGATCAGATAGATGAATTGATTGAATATTTCAAAAAGTAATAATAAATAGTTAGGTGGCGGAATATGGTGTTAAAATAAGGAGGAGAGGTTACCGAGTCGCAAACCATGCGAGAGCTTCACGGGTTCGAATCCCGTCCTAACTATTGATTAAAAACTAATCTTTAAATTGGTTAAAATTTGAACAAAAAAGACATAAAAAAATTAGATGCTTTATTTTCAAAGTATATTAGGTTGAAATTCAGCAACAACGGTTATTGCGAGTGTTACACTTGCGGACGACAATATGAAGTTAAAATGATCCAATGCGGTCACTTTTGGAGCAGGAAACATCAATCGGTAAGGTGGAACGAAGATAACGCTAGACCCCAATGTTACGGATGTAATGTTGGTAGCTATGGCAGGCAATACGAGTTTGGTTTGAAGCTTGAGGCTGAAATAGGTACGGAACGATTTGACGAATTAACCAGGTTAAAAAATTTAAGCAGTAAACAAATTTATTTATCTTTGGAGGACTTAATTAAAAAGTTTAGTGAGGGAATTTTACAATAGTGAATTTAAAGACATTTGTAATAATATAGCTAAAGGTCACAATTTAGCCGATGACCTCCACTCCGAAACAGT